GAAAAAAGACAGAAAATTTTTTAAGCAAGGTTTAGGCACTCATGGTAGATCTGATACATGTAATGATTGCTCCCCGGCAGTTAAAAAATATCGTTATGGCAACACTCTTGTTATAAAAGACAAATCCAAAAGAGAAAAAATAGAGAGTAAAAATTTCATCCCTTCAAACAGCTATTATTACAAGTTAGCAGACGAATCAATCAAAGAAGAAACGGTCAAAGTAGACCATAAAGAGTAGTTGACAATATCAAATTCCCACACTATACATATAGTATAGTTAAATTTTCTCATAATTATGTCTTTATCTGACGAGCAAACCAGAGAAGAAGTTATCGATGAAATAGTCAACCTAGTCCAGAACGGAAAAAATTCCTTAACCCAAAAGCGATATGACCTTACTGACAAATATTTCGATGATATTCTTGAAAATGTACAGATTCTTGAAGAGTCTGTAGGCGAACTGCACCTATGAAAAATGATACAGAATTGATAGATGCCATTAATCATTTAACGGCACAAGTAACTTACAACAATTTAATTTTTACAGAAATCAGGAATTTAATGACAACGCATGAGGTCATTTATGTTGCTGAACCTGAATCTAGTTCGATCCATTGAGATTAATTGACTTTATCAAAAAGCACGAAGGACTGAGACTAGAGGTTTACAAGTGTACAGCCAATAAAAGAACAGTTTTTTATGGTAGGAATATAGACAGCACTCCGTTCATGCCAGATGAAATAGTCGCATTAATAGAGGATGGCCCTACGGAATGTACGGCAGAATTGTGTTTAAAAAATGATATTGAATGGGCAACGTGTGCTTTAGATCAAATATTCGCAGATTGGAACACCTTTAGTGATAACAGAAAGACAGCCTTAACAAGCGTTATGTTTAATTTAGGTAGAAATAGATTCATGCAATTTAAACGCATGATTTCAGCGATACAGAATAACGATTGGATTGGCGCAGGTGTTGAACTAATGAGTTCAAAGCGTGGTGAACAATTAAAAAACAGAACAGCAGAGGAGATGGACTTATTGGTTCAAGGTTAGCATGAGTAAATTCGTCATTATCCTAGTACTTTATTATCACGATGGGAGAGTTGACGAGTTAAACACAAGCTACTTCTTTCCAACAGCAATAGAGTGTGCCAAGTTTAAAACGAATCAAGGATTCAAAGATTTTTTAAATGATACGTTTAAGGATAAAGGAATTAGATATGTTAGACCTCATTGTAGAGTGAGACAAATGTTGCCCAATGAAACAATAGCGAGAGTAAGATGATACAGATATTAGCACCATTAGCTAACACTCTTATAAAGCGGTTATTCCCTGATAAGGAAAAACAGCAAGAGGCACAGCTTGAGTTTCAATCAATGATTGCTGATGGATCATTTAAAGAGTTTGAAAAACAAGCTGACATCGTGATTGCCGAGGCACAGAGCAAGTCGTGGCTAACGTCAAACTGGCGACCCTGTATTATGATTTTGTTTGGGATAATTATTGCTAACAACTACATCATTTATCCGTACCTTTCGTTGTTTATGGACAACGCACCAATGCTTGAGATACCGCCTGACATGTGGGATTTATTGAAAATAGGTCTTGGAGGTTATGTGGTGGGTCGGTCAGCAGAACAATCTGTTCGAGCATGGAAAAAATGACCTCCTGAGAGGCTGAAATTCGCATTTATATTGAAAAGAGATATTACAGCATCTACCAGAATAACGAAGAAACAATGACTTACGAATGAAAGAATTAATCGAATTAACAGAAGATGGGATGAACATAATGTTAAATAAAATCAAAGAATTGTGGACAGACTGGACAATCATATTAGAAACTTTGCCTAGATTTATTTGGTATGCAGGATATTTTATTATGGGGTTTGTCATAGGCTCTTGGTAGCATGTTCATTTTTTGGGATATTGAAACTGCGCCTATGGAGTGCCTCCAGTTTCAAGCTAAAACAGACTACATTACACATGACTGTGTAGTAGAACCAACGACATTAATATGTGGTGCATGGAAGTATAGTGGCAATAAAACTATACACAGCATAGAAATTAATCCCCGGCAACCACGGAACGATAAAAAGGTTGTAACGGAATTACATAAAATGTTGATGGACTGTGCTGAAAATAACCACATATTAGTCCACCAGAATGGTGATCGGTTCGACATACCTAAGTTAGAATCTAGAGCAATTTACTACGGACTCAAGCCTTTACCGAGTCTTACCGTAGTAGACACTTTAAAACAAGCGAGAAAGTTTGGCTTTGATTATTACAGACTAGACTTTTTGGATCGTCATTTATGTGATGCCGGGAAGGTAGAACACCGTGGCTTTGCTATGTGGAAGGATATTGTCTCTAAGCATAGTGATTTAAAAACTAGAACTAAGAGTTTGAAGGAAATGGTTCATTATTGTCGTGGTGACATCAAGAGCCTTGAGAGGGTTTTCGAAAAACTCAGGCCCTATATGAAACAATTCCCAAATATGAACTTCTGGCAAGGCACAACAGACTGTTGTCCTAATTGTGGATCTAAAAATACTATATTTCGGTCACAGCCTAAGTTCACTTTAACTAGGGCATACAGAAGAAAAAGTTGCAACGATTGTCATAAATGGCATCAAGAAAGTAAATCTATAAAGGATTATCAAGCACAAGTTAAATTGTGATTTTAAAACTTGAGGTATTTGCCACCGTTATAACTGTTGTTGCTGTGTATTTAATTTCGGAACAGCATTATTTATGGGGTTGGATAATTAGTTTTTTCGCAGATTTATTATGGGCCTTATGGGGTTACTGGAAAAATGCATTCTACCTAGTAGGACTACAATTTTTATTAGCCATAATTGCAGTCAACGGAATTATAAATGCCTTACAAGTATAAAAAATATCAACTGTGCGAAATTAGATGGCTAGACCACGCAGGATCCGGGGGTTGGACTGAGGAGTCTGACTTTCTAGAGGCCCCAATTGAATGCCGTAGCATAGGATGGCTTGTCAGACAGGATAAGCAACGATATTTTTTAGTTAATACTTTGAGTTCAGATGCCGGGCAAGGAGGCTGTAGTGAGATACTAAAGGCCACCGTTACCCGGTTTAAGGTTATCAGAAAGAGTTTCTAAATTTCAATAGCAAACTCTGGTTCGGTCATGTCTTCTTTGATATACCCAATATTATTTTTGTCCTCTACAATTTTATAAACAAAAGCTTCAACCACAATTTTTTCAGTTTCCCAATTAAGTTGTATATTAATTGAGTGTGTTTGGTCAGGGGTATCAACCCAAATGTCTCCGTCAATGGCTTCTGCTGACAATCCTCTATTATCAGTAGCAGATTGTAATTCATCAGCTAATGCCCTAATGACAGTACCTAAACATTTTTCTAAAGTGCTTTGTTCGATTTCATTCCCAAAACTTGGGTTTGTGATTTTCATAATTTAATCTCCTGATTTGTGATGTAGGTCATCTATATTATTAATAACAACTGTATAGGCAAATTCTCCCTCTGGACTAACATAATCTTCAATAAAATTTAAGCTAACTTCAAGGTTATGAGATTGGAGTTGGTCATTAATCTTGTCAACACTTTCTGTAAAAACATCAGCTTCATGGCTGTCGTTAAAAACAATTATATTATTCATAATTTAATCTCCCTCTTAAAGAAATTTCTTCAGCTTCTTTCTCTATAGATTCTATGAGGTAACCCTCTGCGACTTGTTCATTTTCCCATTTAATATCAGGAATATTGACTAAATCTACTTTTGAATAAAATTGTGGGTTCAAACTTTTTAAAGAAATTTCTTCAGCTTCTTTTTGGTTTTTTGCTTCTACAAAACCAGATACTCTTGATTCTGTAATAATAGCTTCTACTTGAAATTTTTGCATAATTTAATCTCCTAGTTTAATTATCGATAAGTACTACTGAGTACCAACTTGTAATCTGTTCAGAATAAAGACCAATTTTTTTCAATTTTTTAACCATTTTTTCTATAGTAGAATAATCTGGGTGAGCATAATCGTAAGAAAAGTATTCACCTAAATCTGAACCTTCATAGACAACGACTAACTCTACATTCTTGCCCACAGGTTCACCCCAATGTTCTTCCCATCCTTTAGGGGTATAGAAAGTAGTACAGCCACCTGTACTTAGTTCTTTCTTTTTTGCAAACTTTTGGATGATTTTTGCTACAAGTGAGCCTTTTTCACTAAGGCCCTCTGGGATAATAAAACCTTCTTTAGAATAAGACATATTTATTCTCCTATAAAAACAACTTTAACAGAATGAACAATGCCGTCTTGAATATCTGCATAAACAGAATATTCACCGTCACCGTGGCCTGATGAAACACATACACCGACACCTTCATGTCCGAGTTGATACCCAATTGATGCATGAGACTTGTTGCCCATAGCGGATCTTAATCGTTTCCATAGACCGGGTCTTTCAGTAGCATCATCAGGTAGTATGTAACATGGATCGCCAAGCCAGACCATACCGGCATCAACACCAATTTTACCAATTAGTTTTTTCGTAGATTTTGTTTTTTGATTTTTAGATAATTTCATAATTCGACCTCATATTTTGAGCAACTTTTTCAACACACAACCAACTTAATACTCCCTTTAAAGAGCGATGATCTTCAATATATTGCTCATCATTATCGTTTTTTAAAAAGTTAATTAAACCACCGTGATTATTTATTATTTGCCAAATTTCTTCTTTATTTCTATCATAAAAAAGTCGCTCACATAAACCAACCTTTTGAAAAAAGTCAGTCCCATTGTTATTAGCTATCCAATCGATAGTTATTTGATTACTTATTTTGTCCATTATTTGTTTTTTGATTGTCATTTCTTGTTCATCAGAACTGTTTCGATACCACAGCTTTAAAAC